GCCTAATTCTACGGCTGATACGTTAAATGATTTCTTTGCTCTACGTCGTGGAGCTTTACGTCTTACTGCCATAGCTATAATAGCTATATTTTGCTATTTAAGACTGCCTTGCAATCATCTCAGCCAATACTTTGTCGTAATAGCCGCACTGTGTGCATAACAATTGTTGTGTCCTTGTCGTCGCTACGGCACATGTTTGACACCAAAACATAGGGTCTGTGTTCTTGCCGATCTCTTTTTTCATGGCCTGATGTATTAGGTCGTTAATCACTTCTGATGCCTTCTTGCCTTTCTGCATCTTTTCTTCTATCCAAGCCGCTTCTTTTAATCCGATAGTAAACGACTTTGCTACTGTAAACGAGCCTTTTGGTCTACCCATTGTTCACCTTTTTTAGAAACCAATACGTGTCCATGCACCTTGCACAATACCCCGTTATATTACGACTTGGCGGGTTGCGTATAGTCTTCTCGCAGTTCTTACAATTTGTTTGTGGCATTACAAATGCTCCATCGGAAATGCAATAGCCATCATCTTTACTCTGCACTTGTCTAACTCTTCCGCAACGTCCATGCGTCTTTCTATGTGATCGCTTAATCTTTTAGCAGATAACTTCTCTAATTCCGTATCTGCCATCTCATCATACAATCTTGCCATTTGCCTAGTATAAGAATCCAAAGCCATTACTTCTCTTATACGAACTAACTCTTCCCATATGTTATGTTGTAGCATATTTGGTCACTCCTAATACACCTACTACACACTACTATATAAATATTATTATTATTGATTGATTAAAAAAAGAAAGGCTATTAAAAAAAAAAAAAATAAACCGACATACTAGTTTACTAATAATAATAATATAGTTATTACAACTTAAATATATCTTTTATTGGCTTAGGAACTGCCACTTTAGGGGTAGTTTCGGGCTGTTTTTGGCCTTTTTCTTCGCTTAGATTGCCCATTAACCCCCCTATTCCGGCCTTATTTGCTGCATACTCTACTAACATACTAGTCCAGTCACCATCCTTAGCCGCTTTTCTTATTCCATTCATCGGATCTAAATCTTTTCCTTTCTTTACCATTTGTCCAACAGAACCAAAAAAAGTAGATTGGAATTGTTCAAGTTTAGTATGCATCCTGTCTTCTATCTCATCTATAACGGGTTCTAATCTAAATACAAGCCATCCCTCTTCGTCAAATTTTTTTTCCCATTCAGCCACAACCCATTGACGCAACAAGAATCTATACATTATCAAAATAATGACAATCTCTCCCGTGAAGAGATAAATTAAATCCATGTTCATGCTTGGTCCCACTGTGCTTGAGATATTGCTGACGGTCTGCTACAACCTTCCTTTTTCATTTGTTTAGCAATAATTAGTAAAGATGTAGCGGCTTCGGTTGTTCCTATATCGCCTGTATTAATTCTAGCTAAAATGTCTGTGGCATCTACTGCCCAACGTGTGCAACGTGTCAAAGTAGATCCTTCCACAACTTCAGGCGTTGCAGGGTTCAAGCTAAATAGGGTAGTCGTCGCGGTTGTCACCGCCTCTGCTACAATGCCGCCAACGGCTACAGGAGACTCCACTATTGCTTTTTTAATTAATGTGCCTAAGTCATCTGCTTGGTCTGCTAACCATGTCTTGGCCTCATCTTTGAAAACATACGCAAGTATAGCTGAACCGGCTACAACTGACGGGATGCCTATGAGTATTGCCGTTTGCAAAGTGCCACGGCTTTTTTCTTTACTAATTAATTCATCTAACGCCTTTTTTTGCACTGCCGTGATTTTGCGTAGCTCAACACCCTGAGGTATTGCAGTTACAGGCATTAGAACCGGCCGCCGGTTCCTATTTTTTCAGGTCTGCCGGTTTGGTCGGATAAATATAAATTGGTTGCTTCTTCTATTGTTAAAGGCTTTATGTCGAGGGGAACTCTAATTTCTGTAATAGGTCCAATACCAAACAAACCTGCTGCTAAGTTTGCGGTAGATCCTTTAGTTTGTTTTACTGCCGGTGACTTAGGAGTGCCATTGGTTTGAACGGTGTCCGGCAGTAAATCTAAGATTAAAAATAGTTCTGCTATCATTCTTCGTCACGGTCTCTAAATTTTTTGAATGCGTCAACTGCTTGTTGACTTCTAAATATTGCATCTATAAGCTTAGTTAATTGGCTCATTTACTAATACTCTTTAACTTAGTCATAAACTTGCCGTTTAATGCAAGTAGATCCTTTGGTGTCATGGTCACATGTGTTCTAGGGTTTGTCATACGGTCATCTAGTAACTGTTTAGTTACGCTAACCATTGTCTTTAGCTTACGTTTTACTGCTGTTTTTGTCATTGCTTTCATTTTGCTAACCTCATAAATGCCACTTCAATATCACTATTACCACCACTACCATTAACAACTTTAAACTGAAAGTTCTCTTGGTCTTTTAATTGGTCTTGTATTACAAATATATTCCATACATCAGCGGTTAAACTATCTGCGCTATCTATCAATATGCTATCAAAATCGTTTCGTCTTACGCAACCTCTTAGATCTGTGCCACTATTAACAGGTGTTAAGTTAGCAAAACGCACAGTGTCCGGTCCTGCCACTGCATTAGTAGCATAATTGCCGCCATTGGTTGGTTTAATAGCAATAAAAATATCTTTGTAACCTTTCATGTTTATACTAGGAAAGTCGGGCGTATCTGGGCTTAAAGTTACGCCAGTGTTCGGTATAGCTGGATGTGTAGTAATTCCAACAAATTCCTTATCACTAACAACAACGCCACTCCACTCGCCATCTTTTCCTATTTGCCCCGTATTAACTGCGGGGTAGATTGCTTGTGCTACGTCAACATATCCCTCCAATGGAGTTTGACCGACTTGTTCGCCAGTGGTCGAATATGGTGCGTAAACTTTTCTAATCTTTTCTGGGTTCATATTAAGCAAATATTAGCGTGACACTAAATTGTGCTTCGCCCATATCTGCGTCCATTGCTCCAGCAATAGAAACTTGATTACTTGCGGTGCAAGGAATAGCAACATCTAATGAAAACGGAAGGTTTGTAGTTCCGTTACTTACTTCGGTTCCTACATTGGTTGCTGAACCTATTGTCATAGTTTGTTGTTCGCTTAATCCATCGCCTGTTAATTGAATTGCAAAAGTGCAGTTATCTTCTGTGGCTGAATTTTGACTTACTGCTGCTATAATTCCAACTATTGCACTAGATCCGGCTGGGACCTGAACACTGGAACTTGTTGATTGTCCATATAAGCTAGTTAAAGCTGTAAATGAATCTGCTGCTGTTACTGCGCCTTCTCTTACTCGGTATGATGCCATGTTTTTCCTCTATGCCTTGATTCTGATAGGCCCTAGCTTAGCTAGTGTGCCAGAAGCGAATCCCTTCGTTAAAGCCTTAGCGACAAAAGCTGCCCCTAGAGTGCCTATAATTTTATTTTTATTAGACATTACTTGCGTTTGCATACCTTTCAATGCGCCAGATATGTTACCTGATAATGCTGTTTGAACTGCTGTTGCTGCACCAGTAGATTCGGACAGTGATAAAGCAGTGCCTAATTCTACGGCTGATACGTTAAATGATTTCTTTGCTCTACGTCGTGGAGCTTTACGTCTTACTGCCATAGCTATAATAGCTATATTTTGCTATTTAAGACTGCCTTGCAATCATCTCAGCCAATACTTTGTCGTAATAGC